TAATGATTTTATTTTTAATTCTAATAAGTAATAAATAAATTAATAAAAATGCCTTCTATAATTCCAACTCCAAATAAACAATTAGATACAGGTAGAAGTTTCGTATCATCTATACTGCAAAAACTTCCATATGTACAAGCTACTACAGAAGCAGACGTTAATAATCCAAAATATGAGTTGTTTGAAAGAATTTCAAAGAATAGACAGTTAAGAGTAATGAAACAGTCCGTAATAACCGGACCTTTCTATCAAGATGATGCATCAGCGGGAACTTTCGCATCAGATAAAGCATATCATAAATATATTTATGCAAATGTGGATTCAGATAAAACAAGAAGATTATCAGAATATAGAAGAATGGCATCTTATGCTGAAATATCAGATTGTTTGGATGAGATTTGCGATGAGTTCTTAACAAAAGATGAAAATGGTAAAATAATTAAAATTAATTTTACTGGAATTGGAAAAACGGATTCTGAAACTAGAACCACTATAGAAAAAGAATTTTATAAATTTATAAAAAATTTCGATTTAGAATCACGTGGATGGGGTTATTGTAGACAATTCTTAACCGAAGGAGAATTATTTTTTGAAAATATCGTACATGAAGAAAAAAAAGAACTAGGTATAATTGGAGCATTAACTATACCGGGAGAGTTAATTAATCCTATATATGATAATATCCAAAACGAAATAATTCAAAATTTTATATTTCAAAAACCTATAAATTTACAAGATAAAGATAGAAAAAATATTAATAATCAACAAAATCCAGCAAATACTTTACAGCAACAATTAATTACATTAGAAGGCAATCAAGTAACATATATTCATTCGGGATCATGGAGTGAAGATCTAACTATAAGAACTCCATTTATAGAACAAGCAAGAAGAGCATATAAACAATTATCGCTTCTAGAAGATGCTATAGTTATTTATAGAATGGTTAGAGCACCAGAAAGACTTAAATTTAAAATAGACGTTGGTAATATGCCGCCAGCAAAAGCAGAAGCATATTTAAAACAACTAATGCAAGCATATTGGTCAAAGAAAACATACGATTCGGGATCTACGCAAGGAGCAGGAAACGTTTACGATCCACAATCAATGCTTGATTCTTTTTGGTTTGCTAAAAGAACAGGAGAAACTGGTTCTGATGTGGAAATGTTGCAGGGAGGACAAAATTTAGGAAAACTGGAAGATTTAATGTATTTCGTAAATAAATTATATAAAGCATTAAAAGTTCCATTAACTAGAATAAATCCGGAATCTGGATTTAAAGATGGGGCTGAAATACTAAGAGAAGAATTAAAATTTGCAAAATTTGTAATTAGAATACAAAATCAATTTGCTGAAGCGTTTAAAAATTCATTTATTACACATTTAAAATTAAAAAATATTTGGAAAGAATTTAAATTAAATGAAATAATGTTTAATTTAGAATTTAATCCACCCTCTAATTTTTTTGCAATTAGAAAAAATCAAGAATTTGAGTTAAAATATAAAATATTTTCTGATATATCACAGACCGATTCTATATCTAAAACTTTTGCACAAAGACATTATCTTTCATTTGGAGATAGTAAAATTAGCGAAAACATGGAGTGGCTTAGAAAAGACGCAGCATTTAAATGGGAACTTGATAAGATAGCTCAATTAGGACCAAATTGGAGAGAACAAATAGAAGCTACAGAAAACGCAGCAGAACAAGCTATGGGCGGTGAAGCACCATCAGCACCATCCAGCGAATTTGGAGGGGCTGGAGGAGGTGGAGCTTCAGCAATCCCAGAATTTGGAACAGCTGAAACAGCAACAGCATCAGAAGAAACCCCAGAAGGAGCCGAGACTGAACAACAACCCACTGGAGGAGAAACTCCAACACCAGTTTAATTTCTTTAAAATATGACTTATAATTTTCCTAAACATATAGATGGAGACACATGGGATGGAATATCGACTATAACGATACTTTCTCAGGGGTCCGCTATTAATTTAAATAATTGTGAAGTATCAATACAAGTTAGATCTTGGCAAAATTTAGCATCTCCGGTATTTTTTGAGTTTTCAAATTTAAATAATAGCATATTAATTATACAACCAAATAATGGAACTATAAATATCCCACCTCAAATAGTTGATATTCCTACTGGTTTATACAAATATGATTTAAAAGTTAAATTTCCAACAGGAAATATTAAAACGTATCTAAAAGGAGATTGGGAAATATTACCAAGCATAACCAGATGAGTAATATCACTATAAACGACAACATACAAAATATAAGCGTCATAATAGATGATAAAAGTCCAAACTTAGGATTTTATTATGCAATACTATCGAATTTAAGTTCAAATTATAGTAATATTTCTAACGCAACTAATAATATGATGATATTATCAGGTAAATGGATAGAAACTGCTTTAGAAATGGATACTTTGCAAGACGCAACAACGGCTAAATGGATAGAAACCGCTTTAGAGCTAGACACTTTACAGATTGGCTTCAGTGGGGGATGGCAAGAAACGACAGAATATATCAATAAAGGAATTATTGATGCTGGTTATTTTTAATAAAAAAAATAAAAATGGAATAAATTAAAGGTAAGTATTTTTGCATACATTTATGTCTACTATCAATACAATCTTAATCAAACGTCGTCTTGCGGATAGCGTATTAAACTCCTTACCAGTACTGTCTGGTGGTGAATTAGCTTTCAGCGAAAAAAATAACACTCTATATTATGGAGCAACTGGGGGTGCGCTCGCTATCGGGGGCGATGGAGCATTCGTTAGTAGAACCCTAAATCAAAATATTCTTGGTGATAAAGTATTCTTAGGATATACCACATTATCATCAACAACATTTTCAACTAATTCATTAATTGATGTTGGAGGTAATTTATTAACAAACGTTGCATATCCAAGCGCGAACAATGACGCAGCTTCGAAAGTATACGTAGACGATTTAGCCGCTAACATTAATGCCGATTTCGTTGATCGTACTACCGCACAAACTATTTCCGGAGTTAAAACCTTTTTTGATAATGCAATTTTCCAAAAGTACATAGACGTAACCGACTACGTTTCTACTAGTGCATATAAAATAGATAGCACCGTAGTCATTGATAACGATAAAAATGCAAGTTTCGCAAATATCGATGCTTCTGGTAATTTAACTGTTCAAGGTGATTTTAAAGTCTATGGTGCTAGTTCAGTAATAGAAACTACCGTAACCGCAACAAGTGCATTTTCAGTCACTAATAGTGGTTCCGGTCCAGCATTAACAATTACTCAGACCGGTGCTAATGATATTGCTACCTTTTTAGATGATTCTACTACAGCATTAATCATTAAAGATGGTGGTAATGTTGGTATTAATACCGCAACCCCAAATGAAAAGTTAACAGTTAGTGGTAATATTTCTGCTACTGGAAATTTATATGGAGTAAGTGCTAATTTAACAGGCACCTTATATGTAGATTCTACAGTAACTTTAAATAATAACCTATCCGGTAATTATGTAACATCTTCAATCATAGGGTTTATTGTTGATGGTGGTTCATTCTAAAAAATAAACTAAATAAAATTAGAAAACTCTAGATTTATAAATCTAGAGTTTTCTTTTTTACATCTAAATTAAAAACAAACTAATTATAAAGAAATATAGGTTTGAAATTTATATTTTTTGTATAAGTAATTACATGTTTTTTAAAAAAATAAAAGATATATTTTATAGTTTATATAAAAAGCGTTTCAAACGGGAAAAAAAAGTAATTTCGTTTGAAAACAAAGAAATAGTTACGACAAATATATCAAAAATAAAACAACTTAAAAAATAATTATGTCATTGGGATATAATAAAATTTTAATAAAAAGAAATAGCAATACTAATAGTATTCCGTTGCTATCATCTATAGATGTTGGTGAGTTATCATTGAATACGGCTGATGGTAAAATTTTTACTAAAACCGTTAATGGATCATTAACATCAATCGTTTCTTTTTTAAAGAGGCGGTTCTTCTGTAATAAATGGTGAAGATAATGACATAGCTGGAGATTTTTCATTAATCGGATCTGGATTAAAAAATAAAATAACTGCGAATGGGGATTATTCTTTTATTGCTGCGGGATCCAGTAATTTAATTTCACATACAAATAGTTTTATATTGGGATCTGGATTAAGTTCTCATTCGGCTAACTTTACATATGTAAATAATTTAAGCTCTCAAGGTAATATATATGGACAATTTCAGATTAATGCTTCTGATATTACTAGTGGAACTCTTGGTGCTGCTAGACTACCAGTATTTAATGGTGATATAACAACAACTGTTAGTAATACTGGTTCTGTAAGTGCAAAAGTAGTAGCTATTCAAGGTAGTCCAATTTCCACCCAATCCCCAGTCAATGGTCAAACATTACAATGGACAGGAACAGCTTGGACTCCTGGAGCAATTCCAAATGGCGGCTCCGGTGGCGGCGGTTTAGTTTATTATTTAAACTATGCAAATGCAGCCCAAACACCAACAACAAATCTTCCAGCTACTCCAAATACACCAAAGGAACTTGGAATAACGGGTGTTGTTGGAGGTTCTTCTTATACACTAACCAATGTATCAACAACAAATTATGATTTAATTTGCGGATTTGTTTCTTTAACAGCAAGTCCACAAACAACAGTAATTCCTGCTGGTTTGTGGGATTTTAATATTTGGGCAGATTCTACAGCAACTACAAAAGATCAAATGATTTTAAAGTTGGATGTATACAAATACGATGGTTCAAATGTTCCAACATTACTTGCATCTTCTGGTGATATATATCTATACGATCCGAATACACCTTCTCAATATATTGCTTCTGTTGTATTTCCACAAACTACACTTTTAACAACAGATCGAATATACATCGAATTAAGAGCTAAGGGAACACAAAGCAACAAAAACGTTACAATTTACTTTGGTGGAACATCCCCAACACACGTTCATACAACTTTTCCAAGCGTGGGTGGTTCTGGTTTATTAAAAGTAATTGATGGTGTTTATCAGACTCCCGCTTCTTTATTAGTTAATACTGATGTTGCAGCTAATGCTGCTATTGATCAATCTAAGATTAATGGATTAACTGATGTTGCTAGTAAGGCTAATTCTGTTTATACAACCGTTCAAAGCAATTCTTCTTCGGTTTGGAATTATCAAGGAACCGATATAAAAGCTCTTACAGGCGATTGGATAAATGGTAATCTTGCATACACAACAATTCAATCTAATAGTGCCGCATGGAATTTAGATAATTCCACCGATACTGAAGTCAGATCACTAACATCAAATTGGGAAAACACATATACAAATGTTCAAACTAATTCCTCTACTTGGAATTATCAAGGAACAGATATCAAAGCACTCACTGGTGATTGGAATTCCACATATAACACCGTTCTTGCTAATAGCTCCGTTAATTGGAATTACCAAGGAACAGATATAAAAGCTCTTACTGGTGATTGGAATTCCACATATAACACAGTTCTTGCTAATAGCTCCGTTAATTGGAATTATCAAGGAACAGATATAAAAGCT